TTTTTGAAACTATTCCTTCTCTGTCTAAAACGCTAAATGTTGCTGATGATGTTTTAAGCACCAATGCTGGTTTTACTTTTTCATTTTTAAAAGCCATAGCAAATGTCTTAATCATCATACCAACATTCTTTCTATCCTCACCCTCATCGCCTCTCAACCAATGTCCAACAAATAAGAAAACAAAATCTTCTTTTACTTCATCTAATACATTAATTTTTGCGACTGTATCCGTTCCAAAATCAGATTCATCAAATCCTTCGAAAAGAACTTCAACTGGTTTTTCAATTTTGTGTTGACGTATCAATTGCCCTTGTGGATTGGCTTCGTTGTAGATTGTACCAACTAAACTTTTTTTAGCGTGTTCAGATGGTGTAATTATTAAATCCATTCTATTACAACCTTGTACCCAATCCAATGCACATGCTGTGGTTTCAATACCGGCTGTAATTCCTATATTGTAATGCCCTATTGGCTGAAATTCGTTTGGTACAGTCAATTGTATGTAAATATCAGGTTTTTGTTCAATATTCTGTATAATATTATCTACAATCCATCTATGGAATACATTATCATAATTAAGAGCATCCATTGGTGTATTTCCCCAACGGGTACTAATAATTTTAACATTAAATTTATCCAATTTGTAAAGGGAATGTAAAAGGTCTCTTCCGTGGTCACCATATCCACTTCTTGTTGCTACTGGTGCCTGAAATATTAATGTTGGTTTCATATCTTAATTAATTCGTATTTTTTTATTGGTTTCCAATTTGTAAATGCACTTTCCATTCCATCTACCAAAGATTGACACATATACTGTCTACTCAAATTTCCATCTCCTAACATCCACTCCCTACCTTTAAGTGCAGCTTCTTTTCTGGCTTCCCTACCCATATCATACCATTCACGTATTAACGGTGCTACATCTTCAAAATCAATTCTATCATCGAAAATATATGGTGTAGGCACTGAACCTGTTACTGAGCGTACTGGCCAAATAGGTTTTACCCATTCTCCATAGGATACTTTATCCTTCCAATCACGTTTGTGTAAAGAACCTATTTTTACATAATCTTCTGCAGTAAACAATTTTCCTGTTGTGTCTCTAAATCCACACTGGTCTTGCATACCTCCTGATACATTAAGAATAATAGGTGTTCCTGCCATAACAGATTCTGCAGTTGCTAAACCAAAACCTTCATTAGAAGCTAAATTAATTGTTACATCTGCAAGATTGTAAAGATAATTTAATTCTTTTTCTGAGTAACGATTTGGTGCAAATATTATTTTTACATCAGGCATAAGATGCTCTGCAACTTTAGGTAAATCAGTTCCATTTTCATCTACAGGTTGTGTGTGCATTACCATACAAACTTTATTCTGTTTATCCTTTGGTAATTGATTTCTAAAAGCATCAAATGCTAACATAGCATCTATTGGTTGTTTTCTACGAATATTTCTATTTGACCAGTAAAGAACAAAATCATATTTTGTATCACCAAAAATAGATTGTTTAAAATCTTCAGGCACTTCTACAGGTTTATAATCTTCAGAGTTTATACCGTGAGGTACATAACTCACCTGCCAATCGGCTGGCTTTTTCCAATATGTTTCTTTATCCCATCCCCAAACTCTACGGGTTATACCATAAGTTTGTTTTGAAATACAACCAATCCAATCACAACTTTCGTAATAATCTCTATTGTATTTTGGGTCTGGCAAATCATCCCAAATATGATAAAAGAAAAGTGGTACTGATTGGCGAATTTCATGTGCCATATCATATAACCAAATCCAATATCTTGGGTCAGTAAAGTGTAGAATTGCATCAGGTTTTTCTATCATCAATAATTGACGTATAATATCCGCATTACCATAACCATCGTGGGGATATACTTTTACATATGCATCAGATATACCTGTATTTTTACGAACGTCCTCATTTAAATCCATTATTTTACCAGCTTCCGGATGTTTGATTGCTGCACCCAATTGTACCCAATCATATTTATCAACTGTCCCTAATACTAATTGCTTTGAAACATTTGCGATACCACTAGCCATTCTAAGGTCATCGGAGAGTAACAGAATTTTCTTTTTAGCCATAACTTATTTTAAATATATATAGTTTGAGTTTAATTTTTACCATCACAATGCGTTCCTAAAAATTCACACCAATCACAAAGTTTACTTGGCTTTTTAATATAATTTGTATTTAATCGGTAATTACCTGATTCATCAAATACACTCTCTACAAATCCTTTGAAACCAGCCCACGCTTTATTTATAGATGGTTTACCACTTGCAGGAATATGTTTACTTATTCGGTGTGTTGGTATATCTTCTCTTACAGTTACTTTACGTTTTAATATAATAAATTCAACATCTATCATATCTTCGGAAACACCAATCATTTCCGCATAAAACTTTTTGTAAAGTAGTATTTGTGAATTTTTAATCGGGTCTGATTTTTGATATTTACTCCAACCTGCAGTAGACGTTTTGAAATCTATAATACGATATTTGCCTGTAAATGTATCTCTAATAATTAAATCAATAAAACCCATAAAGTTTACCCCCTCTGCAATCTTTGTATTAATTGGTTGCTCAATTGCTACTAACTCATCATGCTTTAGCGAAAAGAACTTATTAAAGTTTTTAGATTTTTGAAACCAATCTAGTAAAACATTACCATCGTGTAAAAATTCTACCATTTCCTCTTTTGTGCAAATAGTAGAACCAATTTCACCTTCAGCTTCTTTTAGGTAAGTTTCCCTCATTCTTTCTTTGAGATACTCCTTTAAATCAATCATCTTATCGGCTTGTGATTTCGATATTCGTAAACACTTATCTAAATAGTGTTGTAAGGTTTCGTGCATTGCTGTTCCGAATATAGAATGTATATTCGAACCGGATTCTGATAATCCATCTATGTATGCTAATTTATATTGATGTGGACATGTACTCCACATGCTGTATTGTGAAAATGATACTCTTGCCATATATCTAATATAACCAATTTAATTTATTTTACCAAATAAATCTTCTATAATTGGTTGCAAATGTTCTGCCCATAGTTTTGAACCTAATTCATTTGGATGGCCTACATTATCTTTCAAATAAAAATTACTATCGTTATATTCATTATCTCCTATATCAATCAAATATTGCTTATATTGAACATCTCTGATGTAATTTTTTATATTAAGTAAATATTCAATTATAGATTTATGGATTATAGGTCGGCCGTTATTTTTAAATTCACCAAAAGTTTGTAAATTTTCCATAACCTCTACTTTATGATTATCAATTTCCGCCTTACCAATTAAACCCCACCCATTTTTCGTTTTTTCTGGAATATTAGTGTTTATACCATCAAATATAAAATACTGATAATTATTTTTTTCACAAAAATTTATAAAATTAATTAAAGAATTAATTGTTATAGATACGGCATGTGTAATGTTTATAAAAAATGGAGCCAATGAATATCTGTTTTCATAAATAAAATTATTATGATACACATTAAAATTCCAATTATCAAAATGCTGCTCATCTATAAATGACATAGGTGTTAGGTGAGTATATTTTGGGTATCCATTTGTATCTGGAAAATCTAAACAAACTAAAGTTCTTAAAACTTCACTTAACTGAATACCAAAAATAGCATTATCTGCTATTTCTTTATTCATAATAGAATATTGTATTGTATTATTTATAATATATTCGTTTCCGGCTCCACCCTTACCTAAATTTACCAATGTTAAATTATTATTTTTTGCAAAATAAGTTGCCCAAGACCCCTTTTCTTTTAAAATATGTCCTTCTGTAAAGGAACAACCGCTGGCTATTAGGTATTTTTTATTGAACACTATATTTTTAATTTAAGCTTTGTGATTTGTTTTTTATCAGTACCATATTTTTCACAAATGTATTTAATATTTTCTCTACCTTCCCTAGTTGAATAAAGGACTTCAATATATTCCAATGCTTCTTTTTCTGAACATTGAAAATCTGTTTTAATTAAATCAATTAAAAAACTTTCATATTTATCTGCAGATTTACCTTTGATATATTTTAAAAAGTATTTACCTTTTGGAATAACACTAATATACAACTTATACATTTCTTTAGGTTGTAAGGTTTGTGTTAAAGGAAGTAAGGTAGCAATCAACTCAACCCACTCTGGTTTCATAGAAAGAAAACGATTAATCATAAAATTACTCCATGATTTTAAATCCTCTTCAGAAAGTCGGTCAAAATATTTTGGGTCTTGCTCTGCAGTTATTGCATTTAAATGGTCAAATAATTTTTTTGCTGCCATTATTCAATTACTTTATTATCTTTTAATTCATCAGGTAGAAGGTCTTGTAAAGGTTTTCCACATTGTGTACAAAGATACATTTCGATAGGAAGTACACTATCTTTTGCTCCACCTGTAATGAGACGAGATACTTTTCTAAATCTAAACCCTGGCATAAATGTATTATTACCGCATTCACAAAGCATTTCTCTTGCATCTGTTAATTTAAAATTCATAGGTATTCCTTGTCCTTGTTCCATTATTTTATAATATTTAAAATTTGAATAATTGTACTCATAAAAACTATTTCTTTATCTACTACTAATGCATCTTTGGATAAACCATCAGCAATAGTTAGGATTACATTTGCAGTATTACCTACTGCATACTCATCTACTTTATCGTATAACATTGAATACATTTCGGAATAATCGTTTAAGTGATTATCTGCAACTGCCTGTCTAATCTTCATAAACAAATTACGTTTATCATCGTTTGATTTTAATAATTCAATCAATTTAGTCTGAAAATTTGATTCAACCATTACTTTATGGTCTACTTTCAATTCTCCTTTTGCGGATTGTAATTGGCAAGTGTTTAGGACTCTACGAATATCTGGATAATATGAATTAATTATATCTGCAACATTTTTAATGTCATATTTAATCTTTTCTCCATCCAATATCTTACTAACTTGCATCGCCACACCTTTTTTAGTTGGCGGAGTAATTGCAAATGATTGACAACGGCTTTGAATAGGCTCAATAATTTTCTCAATATAATTACAAGTCAGAATAAATCGGCAATGCTTACTAAATGTTTCCATTAGGTTACGAAGGATTGCCTGTGCGTTTGGAGTCATATAATCAAACTCATCAAGGATAATCACTTTATATCCTGCAAAACCTACCGAAGATGCAAAGTTCTTCACCTTTGTTCTTACCGTGTCCACATTGTTTTCATCAGATGCGTTGATAATCATACTATCACACTTAATTGTGTTTACGATAAGTTTTGCAAGTGTGGTTTTACCCGTACCCGCTTTACCATAAAACAATAGATGTGGAATATCGTGAGTATCTAAATATTGTTGAATTGTTTCTTTTACTTGCTCATTTCCTACATAATCTGCAAGTGTTTGTGGGCGGTATTTCTCTACCCACAAAGTATGTTCTCTTTTGCTTATATCGTTTGCGAAAAAACTCATATTATTTTCCAGTTGAACCGAATCCGCCTTCGCCTCTTTCGGTGTTAGATAATTCTTCTACTTCTTCAAATCTAATAGTTGGATATGGAAGGATTATAATTTGTGCAATTCTATCACCTATTTTATAATCTTCTTTTCTTACCGAATGATGATTAATTTTATTGAATGTAGCCTGTAATTCACCCCTATATCCCCTATCAATTACACCAACACAATTTGATAATGCTAAATCGGTTTTTCTGATTGATGAACGTGGAAATACTAATCCTACAAATCCTTCTGGTATTTCTAAAATAATACCCATACCATATGTTATTTGGTTGGGGTTATCTGATATAATTGATGTTGCAATTAAATCCATTCCACCATCTCCTAATTTTGCGTATGTTGGAATTACTGCTTTTGGATTAAGCTTCTTTAGTTTGATTTGCATCTTCTTCTGCTCTTTGTTT